TTGTCAACGTACTGTTTTGGGACAACCTCAAGAGGATTAAGGGGATTTCCAGCAAGAGCAACAACTTGATTTGTTGTTAAAAGCGACAGTCCAGATGTTGTCAGTGAGGCGACAGAACTTGTGCCATTTGAAATACCCAAAGATCCAACAAGAGTCTGAGATCCAGTATTCTTGAGGAAATTGGCATTCAAGTGCCCAAGGGACACGGCATCAAGCGCAGAAATCTGTGTAGTCGTATACAGGCTTAATTGCCCCGTAGTCATGCCAGCACTGCCATCTCGTTTCAGGTAGTCTCCAAGAGACATCGAGTCCTTAATCTGAGAGACACTTGCCTGCCGCAAAGACCCGCCTTGCTGCATCAAGAATGTATCCACTTGATTTAAGCCACTGACGGAAGATTGCGCTGTAATGCAACCAGCAGCAAGGGTCGCATTATCGACATGGTTGTTCAAATTGTCTGCGGTTACAGACCCTCCATCAGCGTAAGTGGTGCCCTTATTTATTTGAGTGCCCATAAATTATTCTTCTGAAACCATGTTTCTATTGGCGACAATCGCATAGATCGTTGCAGATTTCAATGATGGTCTTCCTGATTTGAATTGGACTTCCATGTCTATGCATGCGCCTCGAAGCGCAATTCTTGGGCGAATGGTTGAATCCGCTGTGCTTGAGCCTGTGAAAACGTATTTCAGCACGTCTTCCTTTGTATCTGGATCATGCGTTCTTGCTGTAATCCAAATCACATCTCCAGGTGAATTGTTAAATTGATATTCACCACGGCTAAATCTTTTTCCATTTGTGTTATCAAATGTGTATTGCCTGGATCTTATCCTAGCATCAACAAGAAACAAATACGGAGCATTTGAGCTAAGCGTTGCGGGCAATGCAAATGGCAAAACTGGAGTTCCAGTTGATGTGTTAAACTGATCTCCATACGCAGATACTGAGGCATTTGGGAACTCTTCTGTCAAAAAGATCCCGCCAAAATTTGTCGGCCCCCAAAAGTTTGTTAGAATAAACTGCCTGCGCTGATTTCCATACTGACAAATGGCATAGCCATCTATGTACAATCCACTTGGATAAGTATCTACTGATTCCCAATTCTGATTTAACGTGTTGTAAATCAGTATCGCATTTGGGCGAGATACGTAATTTCCAGTTGAATCCTTGGTTGGAAGAGCAATGAAGAATCTGTTGTCGTAGTAGCTCGCAACAGAGTTTGATGCCGAAGCAAAATTGACGTTATCAAAGAAGTCGTCAATAGGCTCACTCAGCGGCATTGTATTGCCAAGCAGCTTTAAATCAAGCTGCGGAGTTAGCACATGTACCCCCTTGCCTGACAAGAAGAACACAAACTGTCCAGCAGCAACAATGCTTCTGCGCGACAGGCAACCTACCTGCGTTGTGACTACCGTGACACTGCTATTGGCCCCAGGAGAGGTGTCTCCTGTTCCACCGTAGGCAGTTGTTTCAACGTAAGCAATCCAGATGGATCGCTTCATAAATACTAGAAACTGGTTCTCAATCCAAGGCAGCACTCCCACGATGGCATCATTGCCACCTTGGTTAATCTTGAAGTTGTTAATCTGAAAATCAAACAGATCACTAAAGATGTCGCTTACAACAAGGCGATCATATGCAACCTTGCAGACTAATCTGTTTTGAAAGTAAAATCCAAAATCAGACGGAGGAACTGAGCCATTTGCTAAAGATGTCCCACCTTGTCCGTTGTCAATAATTGATGTTTGAGGAGCAGCATAAATGGATGAAAGGCCATCCCAAATCAAAGGAGGCTTAACTTTTACAACACATCCATAAACATGCTGTGAAGCATTTGCATTAATTTTGCTTACTAAGCTAAATGTAAAATTATTTTGATTAACAGATGTTACAATGTAAGACTCATTCATAAATGAATGCTGTGAGTCAGTTACATTAAATATTGTTATTTCATCTCCAATTACATAAGTTGGATGAGATGATGCATATGAATTTATCCATGTAGCAGTAATTGTAATTGTTTGTCCAATATTTGCAGATGGATAAACTAAATCAAGAGCTGCGGTTACGCTTGTTCCTCCAGTTCCATATCTATTTTCAGTCTCCTCTCCTCTGAAAATGTACAACTTATCAAGAGCCTGAACAACATCTACGACTCCATATTGATCAATATCACGGTAGTAAGTAGTTCCGCCAATTACTAAAGACGGAAACAATATCTTTGCCCCAACTGTTTTGTTTTCCGTGTTGTACAGTTGTATTCCATCTCGATACACAAGAACAATGTTGTCTTTGCCATTGAGATCAACATATGTTCCAGAGCCAACCATGTATTCAGAGTTCATGGTGGACTCTGTAAGCCTCTTGCAGCCCTTTCTGGGTTGTGCCGTGCCGCGTTGCATTCTTACATTGTGAGCCTCTTGGGCAAAGCCAGGCTGCAAATTACTGGGATCAAGCCGAGAGTTCAGCCCGATGTAATTTGAATCCGTCTCTTGTAAGACCTGCTGTGACGGCTGTGATGGCATATTACTTCTTGGAAATCTGCCTTACAAAGATGGTACTCTGCGGCTGCATCTTTGGTTCAGAATCACTGCCATCATCACAGTTATTTACGATCATGCGATCAATCTGCTTGAGGGCATTCTGAAGCGTGTCGCGAAGATCCAGCAGGGATTGTGTCTCCATCTGCTCATCTTCTTCCTCCATGCCATCATCCTCTCCATAGCCGCATTCATCGCAGCAGCCATTGGATTTCATTTCCATGCCGCAATCAGGACAATAGTCCTTACTGCCGCCCATCATAGAACCAAGAGCGTTCATTAAGCTCATACAATAAATTTCTCCAAGTCGTTTGTTCTGTTTAACCAGCCTTCTTTAAATTCCTGAAAGTCCGAGTCTTTTGCCACAAGCATCTTGTAGAACTCGCGCTTCTTCTTGATGACCTGCATTGCCACAACATCAGGACTATCAAGCTTGCAAGAGTTCATAACTGCAGCGTACGTGTTTGGCCCCCACGCTCCGTCATCCTTGGCTCCGCAGACACGCTGCAGCAGCTTCACAGCCTGCCCTGCGCCGGTGTTCACGCAGTTATCAAAGTGAACAGCACTAAGAGGCCAAGGAAGCTTGTCGCAGTGATGTCTTTCCCAGTATTCCTTGCGATAGATCTCAGTTGCCTGCTCTTGCGTCAGGTTCTCAATGTCTACGTTGGGATGGCTCTTCTTGTCGATGCCCCACTTTGTCAGGCCGCCTGGATCTTTAGCCACGTTCTCACTGCGGACAAAGTTCAAGTCACCGTAGTGGCCTTTCTTGAACTCGCATTCATGCTCGAAAACAAACTTCAGTGCTTTCTCAAAGTCGCTCATTTTGCTCCTTTCGTTTAGCTCTGATTTCCTGAATCGTCTGCACAATCTTAACAACAGTGTATACAAGTGACGCAATCATCACCAGAATCTTGATAACCTCAGAAAACTCCGAGATGCTGACGACAAATGCCGCCAGATTCACAAAATTTACTCTGAGCATCTCTTCTATGTTTCGATCAAGCATGAGCCAGAAATGTAAGAGTTGATGCCGGTTTTGGGAGTTTTCCGTTTTCATCGTAAATCCCAGAGTACGGACTGATCTTATCTGGAGGCAGGCCGTTTCCGTCTTGGCCTGCTGGCGGAAGAATTCGCTTTACCTGTTCCAGCACAACCATTCCCGCCGGAGGAGTTGACCCTAGGTATCTCTCTTGAAATCTTGGAATGCTTGGTACTGGTAATACTGTCATAATAACAACTCCAACAATAATTTATGGAAAATCCTACGTTAAGCAACACCTCTGTCCATGACGGCGTGGACAATGTGATGATGTTTGATAACGCGCCACAAATTACAATGCTTGAGACAAACTTGCGAGTAATAAGTGCAGTTTTGTGACTGTGAATTGGATGATATGGATTTCCAAATACGCTAATTGCAATGTTCACTACAGCAATAACTACAACTGCATTAGCGATGGCGTTTACTGCTGTGAGCGGATTCATCTTGAGGAAAGACTTTGGACGTTATCAGTTCAATACTTCTGAGGCCAGTAAAGCCAAGCAGGAAGGCAATGGCATTTGAATAAATGGAATCATGTCCCAATTTTGTGATCTGCAATATCAATGGAGTTAGATAGTTGGCACTTGCTGCACCTCCAATTGTCGCAAATAATGTCCGGCCAATATTGAAGCTGGCTGTCTTGGACATCATCATCAATGCCCCAAACAGCCCTGCAATAATCAGGGAAAGATCCAGTCCTTCATCCTTAAGACTCATTTCTTTTGGTCGGGTAACGGCTGGTGACTTGCTCCGTAATAGAACGCCACAATGCTACCCCAGGCTGTCGTCAGCGCACCTAAAAGCAGTGTCATTGCTGAGTTGTCCCACAGCTTCAGGTCACCCGTCATCAGACCAAGCAGAATACCAAAGTAGCCCACGGTGACGACTACAGCTAGCGCAGCAGGCACCCAACTCCCTGTTTGCGACTGCATGGATCTTGCGCTTTCACGGTCGGCCTGTGCCACTTTCTCGGCGTCGATACCAAGCTCGGCCATGCGAGTCTTGAGCTGCAAGTCAGCAGCCTGAAGAGCAGCCATCTGATCGGCGCTAAGCTGCCCACTCGTGAGCATCTTTTGCACTTTCTCAGTAGTCGCATCTGACATTCCGAGAGCTTTGCCAACAGCCTCCACGGCAGCCCCACCAAGAGGGCCGCCAAGGAGTGTGCCGATAGTCGGAAGAATAGATGATACCCAGCTCATTAGGACACTATGGGTTTCTGCTGTGAGTTTGGAGCACTATCAAACATGTCGTTTATGTTGTCTCCAATGTGAATAAATTTGCCTTCTGGAATTTTAACCAGATTTGGCATGAAATTTATATCGTCAACAACAATGACGTTTACAACAATTTCGTTTTCAACAATAGCTGCATTCATAAATTAAGCGTAAAACTCAACAATGTAAATTAATCCAGAAGTAGTTGAAATTGCCCCAGTTGTTGTACTATTTAATTGATTTCCGCGTACAGGAGGAAGATCACCGAAATTATAAGCAATTCCATTTGATTGAACATACGTATTGTATCTTCCAAAAAGCGGAAGAATAGGCCATTGATATGTTGATATTGCTGGATATTTATAAACATATGCCCCGTATCCATTAGCAAACCCATCATACACTGCTCCAAATACAGAAGAATTATTTGGCAAGTAATTTAATGTATCATCAAATGCGCTAATTAATGAATTAACTCCGCTAGCAAGCGTTGTTGAAGAAATTGTTGGATGCGTGGTTCCGCTGCCATTAACTCCACCAAGTCCGCCTGCTGCATACCAAATTGAGCCTCCAGCAGTGCTTCCTGTCGCAGTAACTCCATTTCCTCCAGTTCCATATCTGCTTCCAGATCCCCCTGCTCCACCACCGTTTCCGGTCACGTTTGTGCCGTCAGTTGCATTGACAGAGTTGCCTCCGGTGCCACCGTTGGCATTGAAGTCTCCACCAGTGGCAGTGCCTCCAGTTCCTCCAGTGGCAGTAGTAATATTGCTGGAAGACGTCAACACCATTGCTGTTGTGTTGAACGTGGTGCTGCCACCACTGGCTCCAATTACAATAGGATACGTTGTTCCGGCAGTTGGAGAGGCATAGTATTTCTCAGAATAAGACTGCCCTCCCTGTGCTCCATGAATGCAGTATAATCCTATACCTGATATAAGGATTGGAGAAACTGTTCCACCAGCACCAAAACCAACAACCAAGAATCCAGTTAATCCTGGCGGAACTGTGTATGTTGCAGATGCGGTGTATTTCCTGATTCTTGCCCGTGAAAACGAAACCCACCCAGGAACAGAGTTGTCCGTGTAGGTTATTGTTCTTCTGGATGCAAGCGTCAACGATGCGGCTGTTCCAGTATTTGTTGGGTTTCCGCTAAGCACAAACTGCGTGCTGCTTAAGATGCTAGTAACTGTCAGGGTTGAAGGCGTTATTCCCCCAGCAATGATTGCTCCGATTGTTATCCCAATCGTGCTTCCTGTTGTGATTGTCACAATAGGAGATGCTGATGTCCACGTTCCGCTCAATGAAATTGACGCAGTGTTGTACATCTGCGTTCCATCCCACTCGATGGCATTAGCTTGTGGAGAAACCGTAAAGGTGCCAGCTTGTAAACGGATGGGCGCATTGCTCACTGAGCCTGCCGCAAATGTTTGTGGCCCCGTAAAAGTGTTGGTTGTCGTTAGGGCAGGAGCAGTTCTAGTCCCGATTTTAACGATTGATATTGAGGTAGTTCCAACCGTTATATCGGCGTTTCCTAGCGGGCCAATAAATGAAATTAGAAAGCCCGCCAAGCTACTGCCAAAGCGCGGCATTGCCATTTGCTGCTTAACGCTACCAGAATACCACGATGGCCTTTCAAATACGGCGCTTACACCTGTAGCTCCCACGGTTGTCACTTTCCAGAATCCATTTTGGGACAGAGTTCCTTGGTTCGTAAATGCAACAATGTCACCGATTACGGGAGTATAAGCATCGGCAGTAAAGACGCCAGTAGCTGTGACCGTAAAAGTATTTGGCGTGACTCCGGTGTTCATTGTTCCGGCTACGTTAACAATCGTTGCAGCCTCAACCATCCGCATGCCTACACTTAGGTTGGTGATAGCATCTCCAGCAGATGTTGCTCCAGTGCCACCGTTTGCAACTGCCAGTGTGCCTCCGAGCGTGACTGCGCCAGTTGTGCCTGTATTTGGAGTCAGTCCAGTGCTGCCAGCAGAGAAGCTGGATACACCTGCGCTTCCGCCTCCGCCTGCTGCCCAGGTGGCAGTTGTTCCGTTTGATGTCAAAACATAACCATTTGTCCCAATTGGAAGATTGGTAGCAGAATTACTCCCATTCCCAATGATTAAATCTCCTGCTGCTGTAATTGGAGAGAGTGCATTAAAGCCAGCAGACTTTGATGTCTGGCCTGTTCCGCCGTTTGTGATAGCCACCGTTCCAGTAACATTGGAAGCAGTTCCAGTCGTGTTCTGATTCAGAGTCGGGATGTCACCAGCTTGAATTGCCGCTAGTGCTGCATTAGTGCCATCTGAGCGCAAATAACGGCCAGATGTTTGCTCTCCAGTAAGAGCGGTAATTGCGGCAGCTTGAGTGCTTTTCCCAGATCCACCGTTAGCAATAGCAACCACACCAGTTACGTTTGCAGAAGTTCCAGTAATGTTGCCACTTGGAACCACATAATCAGTTCCAGCAGTAGCGGCAACCATTGCAGTTGCTCCAGTCCCCTTAATAAGCCCAGTCAATGTAGTGGCTCCAGTGCCGCCACTGGCCACTCCTAGAGTTCCTGCAAGCGTGACTGCTCCAGTCGTGTTGGTGCTAGGCGTTAAGCCTGTAAGAGACGTGTTAAATGAGCTTACACCAGCAGCGGCAGCAGCAAACTGTGTGAAATTAATGGCGGTAACTCCAAAGTTAATTGGAGCGGGCGTTTGT